CTCTGTTATTTCATATATTACATAGTTATTAGTTCCTATAATATCTTTACTTATAGTGTACTGTGGTGAACCAGGTTTGTCTGTTGTAAAAGTTCCTGAATATATATATAAGCTCATTGAAGCTGAGGTAAGTGTTCCAGTTGCAGGAGCTACTTTTATATAATAGGGACTTCTTGCGTTTATTATTGTACTCATTCTATTGTTATTTCTATATCGTTTATAAATCCTTTAACTAAATCTGTTGGTAAATCTTTGTATGCTTTCTCAAATGGTTTGGTAAAGAATAAACTAGGTTTAATTCCTTTGTTAAATATTGACCTTGCTATTAAGAAGTTTATTGACTTTCTTGGTATGAACTTTCCACTTTTATCTCTTGGAGCTATGTTTTTTCTTACTGACCATTTATCAAATGCAGAACTAGGAGGCATTTTATCTTTATAACTAAAAGGAGTATTGTATTTCTTTTTCTTTCCACTTACCCCTTTGTCTTGGTAAACACCATATTCATCCATTAGAAACTGTATGCCGAATCCATTTGTAGTTGCCCTATACTCATAATCTAAACTATTATAAAGTGCCTTAGAGCTGTTCTTTTTGCCCTTAGTAAGGTTGCTACGTGATTGTTGTATCACATACTTTGCAAATTTGTTTAATATGTCCTTAGTTTCTTTTAACTGCATATAGTAATATCATTTTCAATTAATATATCCATAGTACACGCCCATCCTGCTAACTGATTCTCAAATCTATCAAAGAAAGGTTCACAAGTTGGATTGCCTTCTAATTGGTATTTAGTAGTATATAAGCTACCTTTTCTTAATATCATAACAAGTTTATTAAGTACTGCTAATTGAGTGTTTAATATATCGTGTTCGTTATTGTTACCTCTAAATAAATCTACCTCTGCTGCTTTATCTACATCTACAATGTCCATTGACATTACTGTTATATTAAAAGCCAATACTTGTTCCTGTGTATTAACACTATTTACTATAATATGAGATAAAGGAAATATAGTTTGTTTAGATAAATCAATTTCTGTTATATCTCCTGTAGTAACACTATTTACATTATCGTCTGATAATAGCTGTGTTTTTATTGTTTCTGTTAATTGATAAAATCCTCTTATTCCTTGTTGGCTCATTTTATTTTACTTTTAAATTGCTTTGCTTCTGCTTCTGATTTGTCTTTCATAAATGATAGCATTAATAAACATTCGTGCATCTTTAATTGAGTGATATCTTTAAATCTTCTAATATCCCCTTGAGCGAGACCGTAAATTGATTGATACCATCCCCACTTGTTTCCGAATTGAGATATTGCACTAAATTCGTTTCCTGTTTGTCCTCCAAATAATTCATCATAGCTGTCGATAAGTCGATTCCTAAATGATAAAAAAAAAGCACAGAACTTAATACTGCATCCATTGGCATATTTTGCATCTTCTCTGGATGCTCTATGTCGTATTCTTCTATATTGTACTTTTCTCCGTATTTGTGTTTTATAGGTCTATACATAACATTCATAGCTCTATGTATATTTTCCCAATCTCCTAAGTACGTATCTAAGTCAATGTATTCTCCTAAACTCATTTGGTCTAAGTCAGGTATGAATCCATATTCTACATCACCTATTTTAAACTTTCTTACTAGCTTAGGTTTCTGATTAAACATATCACCTAGTATTCCAGTAATAGCATAGACGTCTGATACTTTCATTTTAAGAGCATCTGTGAGCTTTAAACCACAGAATATCTCTATCATCTTAGAAGCTAAGAACTTCTCATCTACGCTCTTTTCTTGGAGTTTTAAGAACTTTTGATATTGGTGAAGTTTGATTTCTTTTAAATCGTTAGGTACATTGATTTCTAGTTTCATATATATATATCGAAATTTCTAAGCTATTTTTGACATATACATAAAAAAAAAGCAGCCATTTCTGACTGCATACAAACAATAAACTAATAAAGTTTAGAAACGTATTGTTAAAAGTATAGTTAATACTAGAGCTATAACATAAAAGCTAATTAGCCATTTCCAGTTGTTTGGGTCTTGTTGTAAGAATTTCTTTATCATTATATAAAATCTTTAAATTGTTGAACTTCTAGATTAAAGATTGTTTTATTTCACTAACTAACTCTTTATGTAATTGAATTTTATATTCATATAATTGAATTTTATATAATTCATCGAATAAATCTGTAGGCATATTTAAAGATTGCAGTAACTCACAATTTTTTATGTATTGTGCTTGTAAAGGGTTTAATTCTTTCATTTTGTTTTGTTTTTAATTATTTTACTATTGTATTTTAATACCATCTGGTGTAGCAATAAAACCATCTCCTACTTGTTGGATAAGATTTCTAGCTATGTTTATGTCATCAATATAAACAACACCTTGTACTCCATTTGAGTAAATACCAACTACTTTTAAATATATTTTTTTCATTTTGTTTTGTTTTAGTATTAATATACAGCTAATATACAACTATTTATTTAATTAACAAATTTTAATAACTTTTTTTTATATCCCACAATATCCAGAATCACACTCATTAAAATCATCATCAAATAAGGATGTTTGTTTAAAGCTGTTTTTAATTTGTTCATAGCTCATACCATTTTTAAAAGTTCTAACATTATAACCAGTATCTTGTTCAGCATCTATAAACCATTGGTATTTATTAGGGTGTTTATCTGACAAGTGTTTTAATAAAACTGGAGTTCTATGAAAACATCCAACACAATTATTCATATAAGCAAATCGTACTGGTTTGTTTTTCCAGTATTTTTCTATAGTATCTTTATATATATTGTCTTTTATTAATGGGAATACAGGTTTTTGCCATTCAATATCTGCCCACTTGTTTTGTGTTTTTCTTTTGCCTACTATTGTTTTAAATGTACTCAATCCATTTTTATTAGTTTTACTTAACATTGTTTTTGCTCTACTTCCTTCGTTTGCCCTATAACCTATATTCATTTTTATAGGTTTATTAATTTTTTTTTGCCACCAATTAAATATTGGTTTTAATTTCATTTCAGTTGTACAAAATCTTTGAGTAACATTAGGTAAATACTTTTTATCCTTTCTTACAATAATTTCATCAAATGTTTTACCAGTAACCCATTCAATCTTTTGACCTATGTATTGTTCTAAATCTAACATAGTATAGATAATTTCATCTTCTTCAAGTGTTCCTATAAATTCAGTTCCTAATCTATCTGAAATTTGTTGTCTTATTTTGGCATCTGGAAACAAACATTTTTTGTCATTAGTTCTGACTAAAGAAAAAACATTATAGTCAGCTTTATAATTAGCTGCAATATAACTTGAAGTTTTACCTCCACTTAAAGAATTTACTGTTTTCATTGAATAGTATATCTGCCTCTATTTGGATTCTCTAGTTGCATCATTAAAGCATATCGAGCTGCATCTATACAGTCAGGATGTGTCCCTGTAGGTTTTTGTATGTTGTTTCCCTCTTTGTCTTTTGCCCATATATAACCTTGTAATTCTTTAATTAGATTCTTAGACCTGGAGGTAACATAGATTTCATTTTGATTCATTAAGTTGATTCCATATATCACACTATCTCTACCTTTTGCTACTCCAGATATTTTATGACCGTAAGCACGTATCTCACTAATACTCTTTGGTTCTGCTGAATCTGCCCATAGGTGAGTAGTTGTATTATTGTCTTTTAAGAATCTACTTATATCTCTATTGTGCATCCCTTTTCTATATAGTATCTCATCAAATATATAAGCATCGTTCCATTTGTATAATAAGATAATAGTACTAGGGTCAACACTATAACCAAAGTCAAGCCCTCCACAAAGTAACCTAGCTTCATATGGTATGTTATCAATATATTTCCAATCAGGAATACACACTCCCTCTAAACTTCCTATCTCACCAAGTCCATATACCTTCCACCAGTTTGCCCAGTATGTTGATGTCTTAGCTTTTACTTTAGCTTTCTCTATTTCTTTAACTATTGAAGCAGGTAAGCTATCGTTGTCTTTATAAGTTAATGTTAGAAAGTCAGTATCTTCTTGACCTATTAGTTCTTTATCTACCCAGAATATGTTACTAGGATTGTAATCTAACCACACGGTTTCTGATGTTCTTACTGCTAGTTGTTGGTACACCTCAAAGCTAGGAATGTTATTACATTCATTTATAAATAGGTCTGTTCTTCTTGCTCCTCTAAGTTTGTCTGGTTGGTCTGTACTAAAGAACTCTATATATGACCCTGTACTGAATTGGTACTTTAGAGTTGATTTGTTGAACTTTCTCTCATCGTACCTATTGGTTTGCTTAAGTATATTAAGAAAGTCCTTTAAAGCTCCTCTACGTAAGTGTGGGACTGATTCTGCTACTACGCTTATTTCTTTGTTCTTGTTTTTAATAGCATAGTCAATAAGTATCATTAGAATAGCTATGGTCTTACCTGCAGAACTACCTCCCCTTACAATTCTTATTCTTTTGTGTAATTCTCTAAGTTTTACTACTGCTTCTGTTTTAGCAAACATTAATCAATAAATAAAGGTACATCTTCGTTTATAGTTATATCCTTTGTTTCTTTTGGTTTACCTGCAAAGTAATTATAGTAGAGTTGAACAAATTTAAAGTCCTTTTTTTCTAAGCCATCTTTAAGAGCTTCAAATGCTAAAGGTTCTAATGGAGTAAGTTTCTCTATTAATTGTACCTCCTCTTGCTTAGGTTTTCTACCTGAACCTTCTCTTTTACCTCCTCTGTTTTCTATTTTCATATCTTTGAAAAACTTTGATTAATCAAAATTGTATATCTATATATCGAAAAATAAATTAAATTTTTAAATACTTTCTTCTCTTTGTAAAACTTTATTATACATATCCTCTGTGTAGAGTGCTAAGTCGTCTATGTCTTTATTAGTAAGATACTTTATACGATGTTTAATTAAGATTCTTTTGTTTTCATTTCCCACGTCATCAATATCATTTATAATAATGTCTAGCCACCTATCTATGTTCTTATTGTATAATTTATAAATATCATAATTCCTAATTAAATGTAGTGCTGTGGCGTGGTGCATATTCTTTCCGTTCTCTTTAAAGAAGTTAGCTATTCTACTTAATCCTATTCCTAAATATTTTCTAAGCACAAAACAAACTAAAGACCTTGCTTCTACGTGTTCTCTTTGTCTTGTATTTTCAAACACATCTAAACCTGATAATTTATTTACTTGTTGTGCAATATATAAAGCTCTTTTTTCAGTTACTATACTCGATTGCTTTATAACATTTGATTCTTTCATAATAATAATAATTTAATTTTTAGTTCTCTTTGTATCTCCTGAAGCATACCTACGGCATCTTCTGTGTCTCCCATATCTATAGCATCTATTATAATGTCTATATCTTCTATTAGTTCTTTCAAAGCGTACCTGTCAATATGTAGTCATCTAATGCAGCTCCATTAATAAAGAATGTTTCAAATATATCTACTGCCTTCTCTACTTTTCTTTTACCTTCTAAATAAAATTCTTCTGAACAATCCCATACACCTAAATCTAAACTTCCTTTGTCCATTACTAGGAATTTGAATTCTTCATATCCCACCTTAAATAGTTCACAGTATAAATAGCATTGTACATCATATCCGTATTTCTTTGCAGCATATGGAAAACCTTTAATGTCTGTTGTAGTTTTTAAATCTACTATTCTACCTTTTCCCAGAACGTCTGCCTTACCTCTAAATGGATAACCACAAACATTGCCTATTGCAGGAACTTCAAAATCACAGTCAGTTATCATTTTAAGTGCGTGTTCGTTTCTAAAGAAAGCATCTGCTAATTTCTCAGCTTTATTCTTTTCTTGCATTGTAAATACTCTACCGTGTTCTTCCTTTGCTAATTTATATGCTTTTGTATTCTTACTAGCAACATCTACAAATATCTGTGCATTAAAAACGTGAGGTTCTAATATAGCTGTATGAAATAACCACCCATCTCTTAAAGGTTGTGTTTCTGGATTTCCATACTGAGTAACGTGCTTATAAGTTTTAGGACTTGATAATAGTAATTTAAGTGAGGAGCTACTTAATGCTAACTTATTAAGTTCTCCATAGTAGAAAGAATCATCATCCATTTTAGATAATAGTTCTTTATGGTCATAGTTTTTACCGTCTAGTAGTTGTATCATTTTAATAGTTTTTCTGATTTTCTTGCTCTTTCTATAGCTCTTAGTTTATCTGATTCTGCTAATTTAATTTTAAAATCCATTATATGCAATTCGTTTAAAGCATTATTAGTGAACATATACATCTCATTTAAATTCTTTATAAGGTTTGATAATTCCTTAGTAGATTCTTTGTTCTTTTTTTTCTTGTCGTATGCTTTGATTAATGTTTGCCCTATATAATTGAAGTTTGCTTCGTATATCTGTCTTTGAAAAAGTGTCATTTTGTTTTAAGCTGTGCTGCACATACTGCCAATCTTTGATTTTGATTCGTATATTCTTTAATCATTACTTGGTCTGACATACAACGATTAATAAATTCGTTATTTGTTTCTGATGATTTCTTTTTAGGTATAGGCATAGTAAATTATTATTGTGATTAGTATTCCAATTATACTATAAGCAACTATTTTTAAGGATGCTCTTTCTTTAGCAGGATTTCTACCCTGATTGCTTCTATACCGTCTTTGTCTCATTTTGTTTTAGATATTAGTTTCTTTAATATTATTTTTATTTATAATATTATTTTCTAAATCGAGTATAGTGTATCCTTGTTCTGCAAGAAGTTTAATAGCTTTTTTTTGTTCTTTTACTCTTTCTCTAATTCTAAATGTTTCAAAAATTTCATTACTTATTGGTTCTGACATAATTTTATTTTTTAGTTTGTTTATTAAATACTAAGATTAGTTAATTGCTATTGCAAATACAACTGCCATATTTGTTTTCAAGTTCGCCCATAGACAGGTTACGATTTCATTTCGTTATTAATCTTTCAAATAACTCCTATACCTCGCTTGGGTATGTCTATTCTCATAGAGCTTGTATAACTATCTTTTCCCTAGCACTCCCTAAGGTGCGTACTTACTTAAGTTTCAGTCGCTATTCAGTAATAAGCATCGTTTCCAAGTTATGCGCCTTGTCTCCCTATGCGTTTTGCCTAATCTCAGTAAATTAATGTACGTTTGTTAATAATGCTAATATAAGTAATAAAATGTTATTAACAAAATTTAATTATGTATATCTTTATTTATAATACTAGCGTGTTTTTCTTTTAGAAGATATACAGGTTTTAATAATCGTTTCTTAGTCCACATTGTAGTATCAGGACAATACATTTCTACAGGTTCAGGCATCTCTAAATAGTTCAACCAATACAAGTAGTTTCCTTTAGGGTCTGATACAAAATAGAGCTTAACAATTTCAGAATCCATACTTATAAGTTGTTCATACTTAAATACTTCTAACATCTTTTCTTCATAGTATTTATTTCTAAATTTCATTTCTATTACGCATCTATGTCCCTTAGGAGTATATCCTTCAGCATCATAATGCTCAAAGCCATTACCTGACCATTTTAAATCCCAGTTATCTAAGTTTAGTACCTTGACTACTGTTTGTTCATATAAGTGTATCTTATTTAATCCCATTAGCGTAAATATCATTAAGTTGTTTAATCCACGCTATATATGTTTTTGGAGTGCAAGTACAAGGTAAATAATACGAGTGCTTAAAGTACTTAGAATGTAGTTTAGCTATTAACTCTTGTTCTTTTCTATTTATGCTTTTACCATTAGCAGATTTAAACTCTGTCCAGTTTTTATATTCTTCTTTACTAAACTTTTGTGATTCCATTTCTGTCTATTTTAAATTGATTTAAAGCATCTTTTCTTTTGTCACATTCACACTTAGTTCCCCTCACACTATGGTAAGTA